CCTCCGGCCCCACCACCGCCGCCACCGTAGTTAGAACCGGCCGCGCCACCAGCGCCGCCGGACCCGACGAAGGACGACATCGGTCCCGACACGGTCCCGTAAAGCCCATTTCCCCCGGTACGCGGTCCGCTGCCGGTTCCAGTTGCACCAGGAGAGCCGCTAATGCCGCCAACTCCACCGATTCCGGCAGTGGTGGACCCACCGCCGCCACCACCTCCGGCATCGCCGGCACCCCCGTTTCCGGTTCCGACCGCACCGGAACCACCTGGCGCCGTTACCGCTAGCCCAAGCCCGGTGATGTTGAATGATGACCCGCCCCCGTTGCCGCCCGAACCGGCGCTAGCTGCGCCAGCCGATCCGCCGGCCCCGACTGTGATTCCGCATGTAGCCCCCAAAACGGATGCAGCAAACTGAGCACGAGAAATGTAACCACTTCCCCCGCCGCTCCCGCCCTGCCCGATAATCTGCCCTCCGGCCCCACCACCGCCGCCACCCACGACAACAACCTCAACCCATTGAGCACCGGTCGGTTTCGTCCATGTGCCGTTGGCCGTAAACGCCTGAACGTTAACGCGCCGATTATACAAAAACCGCGTCCGGTTCGCCAAATCCTGAGTCATTGCAATGAGCGAAGCGCTCGTTGCCGGCTCAGTGTCGCTCGGTACGTCTACAGGATCCGTAAAAACGTCAGCGTCGGTAAGGTTGGTAGGCATTTAGTAGACTCCGATTTCAGTTTGCGAACCGCCCCAGACTAGCCCGGGATCTCCCCAACTATGGCCATCACCGTAAGCCCATCCTGTGAGCTGAAAGGTAACGCGCCTGCAAATCCAGTTATGGGCCTTCCACTGCTTGATAATTCCGCGAATAGTGGCCGCTTGTTCCGGCGTCATATTCCCGGGGCCGTACGCCGTGCCATCACCCCAGGCGAATGAGCCCCATGCGGGCGCCGCCGTAAACGAGTGAGTGCCGACAGGGAAATGAACCGTGAATTCCGTTAGTCCTGTGCGGGTAATTGTCGCCCCAGGAAAACCAGCCAAAGCTAATTGCTCAACAATGATCGAGAACGAGCCGGCGCGGGACCAAGTGTTCCAAGCGTTGCGCAAGCGGTCGCGATATTGGAGCCAGTCCTCGCCGGGAAATTGTTGGATGCTTCGGTCTTGCCCGAGCGGTCTCAAAGCGTCATAAGCGGGCCCGTCGTCCTCTGCGAGCCAGCTAGACCGCGCGGCGTCTACCAAAATTTGGACGAAAGAATCCCACATCAAAGCAAGCGTTACCAGGAATCGCTCGCCCCAAAACGCGCGCCAGATGGCCAAAACATTCGGCGACTTTTCGTAATAGCTTCGAAACGTCACGCGATCCCCGCCGTCATGATGAGGGCGCCCGCACCGGTCCAGGATGCCGGAGGCACGACCAAGGCCGAAGGCGAAACCAAAACGTTACCCGCCGGAGTCGTGAGCGTGCAGGAAAGTACGCCGGCCGTGCCCTCGATGACTTCTAGCAGATCGCCAACCGTCACAAGGTTGGCGGCTCCGCTCGCGTAGGTTTTCCCGCCAATAGGGAGCAACTCCACGAAAGCATCAAGGCGCGCGGTCAGCTCTGCCTCCACCTCTGCCTGGGTGTACCGAGGATCGTAATAGACCGTCCCCTGGAGCGTCAGCGTCAAGGTGGACGGGTGGTACAGCGTGATGACCGACTGATAGGGCGAATGCGTCGGAGGCCAAACGCTTTCGGTTCCGCTTGTATAGGTCGCAAATGCCGCTTGCGCGGCCGCAATTTCAGGACCGCTAACCAAGGCACTCGCCGCGCTTACATAGATGTCGGTAGTGTTCGGGCCGCGTGGATTCGTATCGACCACGCGCACCTTTGCCACACCCGTCTGTTTTATGGCGAGATTCTCTAGGGCCGTCTTCGTCTTTTCGACCGCGAGAAGCCCCCATTTCGTGGAGTTTCTTTGGCGCAGTTCCGCGTTACTCTCTTCGTCCGCGCCGGTCGTGGTGTACCAGGGGAGGCCGGAGCTAGCCGGATTCGTGACTGTCACGCCGGCCAGCGGCGTCAAGAGAGTCAGCGTCGAAAGGTTGCCGATGTTCCCGCTGGAACCCCCAAGGATCGCCTCGACTTGCATTACAAGCGACGACCCGGCCGGAATAGTTCCGCCGGTCGTATTGGTGAACTTTACGCCCTGCGAGTCACTAATTATTAGCTGACCGACCTGGACAACGTAGGGCCCGGTAGCGGCGCTAGTAAACGTAAACGGGCCCGCTGTTTTGACAGCCGCCACGCGCACATTATCGAAATGTGAGGCGCTAACTAGCGTCAACATGGCGCCGGTCGCCGTGCTAGAAAACGAGCCTTCCGCGATTTGACCGGCGACGCTTGCGACGCTGGCCCCACTATCGCCGGCCATTGAAAGGATCGATTGCTGGATTCGTCCCGGCTGCCAACCGGTGGTTTGAAAACCAAGGAAAGCGAGTTTGGAGATGAGCCACGAAAGAACGCTAGACCGCGTGGTTTCGCTCTTGAGTTGAGTCAGTGAAAGCATCGTTTATCCCTGCGGGTAGACCGCATCAACCCCAAGATCGCTCACGTTGATTGTCAGCTCGAAAGGCCCTTCGCCGTCCTCGACTTCGACGGATACGGTCACGCTTCCCCCGCTACGTTCGACCGTGCACGTCGCGCTTTCGACCTCCTCTTCCGCGAGACATTGCGAAATAACGCGCTGGCGAATCAGCGTATCTGATACCGTGGTCCCGACGATGGACGTGAGGTCGCATCCGTATTGCGGAAAGTCAGTTAGAACGCCCTGGCGATTTCGAAGGCGCCTCACAATCGCATCAGACAGGGCCCAACGTGCGCTAGGCGCCTCGCGGAGACCGGGGTCAAGATCCTCGCCCCCCATGAAATCGAGACCTTCCGCCGCCATGCCCGGAGAGTGACACGGTTACGCGCCGAATATGGTTTCCAGGGTCGCGAGTGTGGTCGCGTCGGCCGTTTTACAGAACAAGATCGGTCCGCCGATAGTGGCGCTTCCGAAAACCCCGCTTGCCCCGCTGGCCGCGTCTAGTTCGCTCCCGAGATTGGAGATCGGTCCGTCATACCAAAACGCATGGACGCCGCTATTGGCGAGGCCCGAGAGCATCGTGGTATATGTCACCATGGCGCCGAGCGTTGCCGCGTTGGCCGCTGAAAGCGCGCTGGACACGGTGTTGATTTGGTCGAGAACGGGCCCGAGGTAGTTGGCGGCGTTCGTTAGCGCATCCACGTCGGCCACGGCGGAATTATATGACGAAGTAAACGAAGCGAGACCAGCATTTGCGCCAGCTAGGGATTGCGCGAGGTAAGCCGCTCCACCGAGTCCAGCCAACGAAAGCGCCGCTGCATTGATGGCTGCTAGCGCCGCGTTTAGGTATGCATTGGGATCGACAATGGCGTTAAGCTGGGAAAGCAGACCGTTGGCCGCTGAAATCGCGTCATTGATCGGGTTGAGAACGGTACCAGCTAGCGCGTCTTTTTCGGTTTCGATTTGGGCCGCTGCGGAACTGAGAAGGGAGCTGGCGGCGCTGAGTCCACTGATTGCGGTGTCCACTTCAGTCCTAGCTAACCTGAGACCCTCACCGGCCGCCTCTAGCGCGTCCGAGAGCCCGGGTATGAGCTGGCCAATGGTACCGCCGCCCAGGTAGACGCAAGTCACGCCTTGACCCCAACGGCGCCCGCCATGATGGTACCGATACACGATCCGGTGACCGGCGAACCGGGGCCGCCTGAGATGAGTCCGAGCGGGTTGATCGTCACATTATCACCGACCCTAGCCACGGGACTTTGGCCGCCGCCGAAACTCACCTCAAGCGGCGAACCGTCGAAACAGATCGCGCGGGGTTTGCTTGGATCGCCGCCCTCGAAAATGAGAAGCATCCGGATCCCTGGCAATAGTTTCGCGCTAGCACCGGGAACGCCGTAGGAGACGGGTACGCCCTGCAAGCCATTCCCGGCGACGGTCGGATCGTCCGGCAGCAAATCAACCGTCGCCCCGTCACTAGGCGCCATTACAACGGCTGTAAATACCCGGTGATAGGCCGTGTCCCGCATAACCCAGCGAATGAATGCCGCGAGCGAATCGCGCATCCCGCTCATGCGTCCAGCCCCATCGCCTCGAAAGCGTTGCGGGTGGCGAAATCTACGCCGTAAGCGACCGCCGCCATGGTGTTAGGCGCTAGCGTGCCGTCGGTGCTCTCGACACTGGCGAGAGTTGCGCGAATAGCCCGCCTGATAAGCTCGTGACGCGTCTTTGCGACTACTCGCGGAGGATTGAGGCTAGCGATGCCAGAAAAGCGCTCCTCTGGCGAAATGTCGCGCTTGGGCGATAGGCCCAAAATCTCCACCGTCGCCGAATATCCGTCCTTGATGGTCGAAACCGTTACGCGCGGAAGTCCGTCTAGGTCACTGGTAGCCGTTGCCATTTGTTACTCCAGCGTAATCGCGGCGCGATTCGCTCCCCGCTCGAAATAGTAATCCACCGAATGCACAACCATGCCCGCGAGACTATCGCCGGGCCTGACCGTTAGGCCGTCAACAATGGCGCCCACGCGCTTGATTCCCATGATAGCTCCGGAGATGCGCGGAGCTGGATAGGGCGGTGCGAGCTGCTTCCCGGTCCCGTACCAGACGCCGCCGTCTTGACCGATGCGCCAATCAACGCCTAAGAGTGACGCGAGCGCCTCGAAAGCGTGCGAGGCTGGGCCTTGAGTGACCGAAAAGAAACCGAGAGTAGAGGCAAGCGCCGAAGGATCGGAGATAGGGCTAGGGAACTCGCTAGCGCTTGCGCATAGGGCTGCGACGATTCCCGACGCCGGAAGGTTGCGAAAATGTGTTGCCGATAGTTCCGCACGCGCACCGTTGCCGCCAACGATTACGGCCGTCCAGACCCCGCCAACGCCCCCGGCCGAGGTGACGGAGCCGATCCATGGTCCCGTTTCCGAGTCCAGGAGAGTGCAAGCGCCGGTCTCAAGCTCGGTCGCCGTCTCGACAATAGCGGACCAAGCCCCAACCTTAGGGAGCGAAACGTGGGCCGTGATGACAGCGGAGCCGTTAACAGAAATCATCGGGTGAAGTTTTCGTCAGTCGCGCCCTCAGGCTTAACCGGCGGAAGCGGGGCGTCGTTGGCTTTCGATTCGGTCTTAGCTTTGCTCTTTTTCAAATTCTTCGGAGCTGGCTCATATTCGACCATTGAGATCGCCACCGTGGTGATCCCTCCACCTGGTTTCATGGGGCCATCATCGACCCGCTCAGTTATGAGCATTTCGAGAGAGTACATGAGCAACTTAGGGTGAGAGACACTAACCGGAACTTGGCTAGCGCTCTTAGACCGAGGGGCGATTAGCGGGACAACGTCGCGATAGTAGGCCGCGAGCTGGTTAGGTAGTAGGTCCAGCTCAATCGTCACCCGAACCGGCTTTGCTCCCTTGTCTATAACGAACGACTTTTTGACCTCAACTTCCTTCCGTTCGTCAATGTCGCTCGAAAGGACGACGGACACGCGCGCGATACCGGGCGCTGCCGTGCCAGCGAAATAGACCGTCTGCCAATCCTGAGCGGACGGCGTTACGTTCTCGTTTTCGTCGAAAGTGCCCCAAGCCATTAGGCGCCAACCCCCGCAAATGAGCGGTTAAAAATGAGGGTGAGATTTGTCTCTAGCTCTTGCATGACGCTCTGAGCGACTTCGCGCGAACCGTTGCCGGTTACGTGAATCGTGATTCCTCCAACGTTAACACCGCCGATAGCTCCGCCCTTAGCTCCACCGGAAACGCGAGGCATTGGAATGCCCATGTCAGCGCTAGCCATTTCCTTGTCATAACCGGCCCCGATGCCTTGCGCGATTGGAGCGCCGACCTCGCGGGCCCAAAGACGCGACGGCGAATGGATCTCTTGGCTCGCTTGGGTAATGCCTAAAAGCTCTTTCAGCTTCGCAGGCATAAGGGATTTGATTCCCTCCCAAGCCGCCGACATTCCGCGACCCAACCCGCCGATGATGGCTTTACCGGCGTCGAAAAGCAGATCGCCCATGCCAGCGAAGGCCTGGCCAATTTTGGACGGCATCTCCACGATTCGATTAACCAGGCCGACTAGCATCTGACTAACGAAACCGACGCCAAGCGTAAACGCTGCGACCAGACCGCCACCGACAAGTGTTACCGCGCCGATAACCTGACCAAGCGCGCGGAACGTCGGAACCAGTTCTTTGATAAAGCGCCCGAACGAGCCTGCGCTATCAGCCATTCCTTTCAGGCCCAGGCCTTCGGAAATGCCAACGGCAAGCGCGGAGAACACCTCCATAATCGGAGGGCCGATCTTGTCGAAAATCACGCCCATCCGTTCGGCCGCATCTCCTAGCTTGCTAATGATTCCAGATCCGCCGCCCTTGTCGATACTTTCGAAAAGGTCAGAGAAACCAGTTCCGCCGCCCTTCTGAACACCGCCAGCGAACCGCGCGCCAAACGACATCCGCGCCGCCTGAATGCCGGTGCCAAGCCGATCCATCATACCTCCGTACGTTTTGGCGTAAGCGGTAGCGGCCTCGCCAGCCGTCTTGATATGGAGCTTTTTAAGGATCGCCGCTTGGATGGCCTGATCGGCCATGTTGAAATTGATCCCGCCGCTTTCCTGGAGTTTGATGACATCCTTGACGGTTGTCTCTTTACCGGTCTGCTTTGAAATCTGCTCTGCCAAGGCCTGGCGAACAAGCTCAATCGAAACACCGCGCTCGGCGAGCTGGTTAAGCTCTTGCTGTTGGAGCTTGTCCTTCGCCTTAATCTGGCTCACGGCGAGCATGATGCCGCTAACGTCGTCGGCCGTGTTGCCTAGTGCCTTGAGATCGGCGCCAAGCGTCACCCATTGCATAGCCGCGCCGCGCGAAAACTGCATTTTCAGAAGTCGCGAATAGTCGTGCGCTGTGTTCTCGATATCCAGGCCGAACTTTCGCGAAACCTGAGACAGGCGGAGGAACTCGTCTTTTTGACCGGTGAGCTTCTCTAGCGAGAACCGGAGATCGTTTACTTTGCGCGCGTTGTCGAAAATGTCACGACCGAAGGCGACGGCAGCGGCGCTACCAACTGCAAACGCCGCGCCCAGGCCAGACGCCGCCATTCCGCCGGCCGTACCCATGAAGGCGCTGCGGTTTTCCTTCTTACGTTCGGCGATAGCCTCGCGGCTTCGCGCCTCTTGCCGCATGATGCGCGTTTGTTCGCGCTGAGACGAGCGCTCCAGGCGGATTCGCTCCCGTACCATGCGCGCCCGCTCGCTCGCCTGTTGACGCTCCACGCGCTGAGCCTGGCGAACGATAGCGGCATTGTCTCGCTGAGCCTGGCGATTGAGGCGCGCTTGTTCGGCCTGCTGTTTGCGCATCTTGCGCGCAAGCTCGTCTAAGCTAGACCCGGCGCGCTTAGCGGCCGGGCTAACCTGATCTTGCATCCTCACGCCAAATTCGATATCGCTCATTTTATCCTAGCACCTAGCGCACCAGTCAGCATATCACGCATGAGCCTTATGTCTTGGTGATGCGCCGCCACGAGCATCCCACCGATTAGCGCGTCTTCGGATTCTTCCCCGCGATAAAGCGCAGCGATAGCACAACCCGAGCGATACAGGTCCCGCCTCGCTTGCTCTAGCGCGCTTAGTCTTTTTTTACGACAATCTCTACCTCAGACCCGGCAAGCCTGGATACCTGAGTGTAAAGAGGATCGATAGATGCCGGGTAACGCTCAAAAAGCGCGCCCGCTTCTTGCGGCTTATCAGCCAGCCGAAGCAAGAAACCGCGAATCTCAGGCCCCGGGCTAGAGCGTTCGTCTCCGAGCTTTTCGCGCATCTCCTCCCACGCGAACACGTCGGGACGCGCGAAATCAACCCCAAGCCAGCTCACAACATCGTCACCCAGGATCGGCGCGTCACCCGTCCCGCTTTCCACGATGGCCTTCGCCACGGGCTTAATCGCCGCCGGGAACTTTGCGAAGATTTCGCGCGCGCCTTCCGGGTCCGGTTCAATGGCACTCGTGAGAACTAGCTCACGTTCGCCCATCACCGAATCGCCGGAGAACTGCTTTTTGATGAGCCTATCAAACGCCTCTTGAGTGAGTGCGCCGAACGTGAGTGATTTTCCGTCTAATTTGACTTCCACCTTTGCCATAGGCGAAAGCTAGCACCAACAGACCGAAAATATGACAACGCCCCCGAACAAGTCGGAGGCATTGAACACGAGCCTGGCGCGCGGGAAAGGGGAGGAAACCGGCTGCGCTTCTCTTGTGCGGCGACAAGCGCCGCAAGTCTTTAGGTCGAGTGTGGGAGCAGTCCGTTAAACTTCTTCTGGAGGAACGAGAACTTGATTTCGCCGGTAAGGGCATCGGTTCCGGACTTGTGCGAGATCGGCTCACTCAAGAGACGGCACCCGATGCACTCGTTTCGAACATCCGGAGAACCGGGAGCGCGAAGCACCCAGGTCAGACCCCAGATTTTTTCACGGTAAGCGTTCCCTAGAGCGGTGATGAAATCCGCGCGGTCGGCTTCAGTCGAAAACTCAACCGTGCCCTCGCCGAGTTTCATGCTTCCGGTGGTACGTCCGCCTGGCGTGCTAGCGTTTCCTTCTAGCTGCCCTTCTTCGGTCGGCTGGTCCACGTCAACGCTTTTCACGCGCCAACTGCGGCCATTCATGGTGATTTCGCCACGCTCGAACGAGTAAACGAAACCTGTAGTATTGGGATAAGTTGCCATTTTCTTAGGTTCCTTTAGCTAGCGGCCGAAGTGGCGAGGGAGAAGCCTACGCGAGTGCTAACATAGTCGGCGTAAATCGTAGGCTTTACCGAAACGGTGCCTTCGATAGTGCCCGTGCTAGCGAAGTTGGTCGAGGTATCGACAACGTATCGCGCGGCCGTTGCGTGTCCGCCGGTACCGTCCTCGTTTTTGGTGTTAACGAGTTGCGCTTCAAGCGCGTCGTTCACTTCCTTTTCGAGGTTCTTAGCGTCGGTTTCGATGATGGTGCCATCCGCATTCGTGCGAACTCCGCGACCGATGAATAGCACCGTCTTTTCGTAGGCAATCTCGGAAGCCACGTCTAAGATGATGCGCCGTGGCCAGTGAGTGAAGTCGGAACCGGATGCCGCTTTGATTCGCCCTTGGGTGATGTAGAAGCCCGCGGGCTTACGATTCTTCCAGGTTCGAAGGCTCGAAATCTGAACGTCGTCCAGGCCGCCCGCATCGATTGATTCGTCGTAATAGAGCTTGTAGACGCCCGGGAGGGCTCCGCTAACTACTCGCTTTAGGTCGGTCGAAATCGCAACCCGTGCGATCTGAACGCCGAAAGCTACCGTTGAACTCATGTCCACGAAACCGCGACCAATAATCGAATACTGAGCGGTATAGCGCGCGAGACCGTGGGCGACTAGACCGCGATTCGCGACCGTTGCGCCAATGGCCGAGATAGCCGCCGCGGCCGTTACACTCTGATCCGCCGAAGTCGGAGCAACGAAGGCCTTGTAAACCTCTTGCGCTTCCTGCGATGCCAACGAGCTTTGAACGGCCGCGATGATGCCAGCCCACGCCGTAGCGTTTCCGCACTTGAGCGTTCCCGAGAGGTGAGCGACGCGCCACGGGTTGAGGCTCGCCAGGGCCGCTGTAAGGGCCGTGGTTACGTCCGCCGAAGCGTATCCTGCGCAGTTCAGGGTTGCGCTGTAAGTGTCTGCCAGGACATAGGTACCGGCCGCAAAGTTGATAGTGACACCGCACCCGGGGATCGCGTAGGTTCCGCCAGCCGGAATTAGGAGCGTTCCGGAATAGGTTCGCTCGGTCGAAAGGATCGCGCTGTTATTGTCGAGAGTGTAGCGGAATCGACCTACACCAAGAGCGCCGCCGGTCGTGATCTCAACAATGAGACCAGCGTCGAAAAGCGACGTCCCGGTGAGCGTTACCGTGGGGCCAGCCCCGCTAGGCGTTACCGCGCTATTTGATGCCGCTACCGAGCCATTGACGCGAGTGAAGCCCACGGGGCCGCCGCTATACGCGAGGATCTGCAAAGCCTCTTCGACGCCCGGGCCATAACCGAAGGCCGCTACGAGCTTAGCGGGGGAAGTGAAAAACTGAGGGGAAGCAACGGTTCCGGCGCTTGAAATGCCGAAAACCATAACGCGATTTTGGATGGTTCCGGCCGTTCCCAGGCCGGGATCTGTCTGAATGATGTCTGACGCTGGGATATTAGCCATTTAGGAACCTTTCAGGGTTTGGCCGAATCTACCAAATCTAGGCCACGATATGCCGCGTCTACAGCGGCGAGAAAATCAGCCTCCAACATTTCGAACTCGGCGCCGTAGTGATAGGCGAACCTATCCCACCGATAGACAGCGCGCGCGCAAGCGTAAGCGTCGGCAGCCACAAGCTCCGCTAGATCGCTTACTCGAACTCGCTCACATTGTTCACTGCGTCCACTTCCCGAAGCGTCGTCTGCTCCGGATTCGCCGGGAACGCTAGCGCGAACCTCCACCGAATCAGGGGCGTTCTCTGCGCTATTTCGTTCTCTTGCCATTCGTAATTTCCCAGTTTCAGCCGAGCGGAGTCGCCCGGAAATGCCTTCTCAATTGCATGCGCCAAGTTGTCGAAGAGTATGCTTACGTTCTCTTCGTCTTCAGCCATTACGGCGGCTTCAATCTCTTCTACGCGGGTGAAGCGGCTCTCGTTCGCCGTCATGTTTTGCGCCCAGTTCGCCGTCCTTGCCGGAGGCTCTAAAACCCCGCCGCGCCGGTAAAAGTGCACGCGCCGCCTCGGACCGTCCTTCCCCTCGTTCGCTTTTCCGCGGACGAAAAGGACCGTGGAATCATTCAGCGCCGTGTAAATATCGGCGAGCTTCGACTCAAAAGAACTCACCGGACGGCTTCCTTAAAGTAGCGAAGCAGCGGAGCGCGGGCCGCTTCTCTGAGCGGCTTCTCCCAGGATCGCGGGATTTGCGCACGGTCCGGAACGGTCTTGCGCGCGACCATGTTTTGAGTCCCTGACTGGTGATAGCCGGAATATTCGACGGTATTTTTGACCACGATCCGCGTCCCGACCACGCGCGCGAAATAGCTCCGCCGCATCATGGTTGTGTGTTGGAGCGTTGGCTTGCCGTTGTCGCGTTTCTTCGGAGCCCATCGGCTCCCGTAAGGATCGGTAGTCGTCTTAAACCCGCGATCAATCAAAACAAGCATTTCATCTGCTACATTTTGTCTAACATCAGCGACCTTGCGCGACGTTCCGTACATGGCTTTGGCGATCTTCTCAAGTCGCCGGAGCGAGTCGCCGAACTCGAAACTAATCGTCATACCAGCCCCTTTCGGGACGAGTAAGAACACGGGGAGCCCGGGCTGCGCCGCTAGGTGAAACCGTCGTCAATTCGGCGACGCCGGGAAGATCGGCGTCTCGATTATAGATCGCCTCTAGCCATGACTTGGCATCCTCATAGCGGACGCGATAATTCGTGTCATAGGTCTCCGGGTTGTAGCCGCGCCGGAGAAGGACTTCATAGACCGCGATATCCACGACACACTTCACAAGAGCGCCGGGGATGGGCGAAATCGGGATTGCGTAGCGGTTCGAAAGGTAGGAGTCGGCGAATCCGGACGCCATCTCAAGATGGATATCAATGACGCTAGACGTCACGTCCTCTAGTGCCCCGTCTGAGAGCCCGAGATCGCGGAATTGTTGCTCCGTCGCGTATTGGCTCACTTGCGCGCCTTTCCGGCGCTCTTAGACGCATTATAGGCCGCTCGCCCCGCCGCTAGGCCATGAGCACGCGCGCGAGCGACTTCCGCCGCCTCTTCGGCTTGTCCCGCCTCAATGAGTCGCCCTACCTCGATAAGGATAAGGCGCACCTCTTTGGCGATAGACAAAAACGCTAATAGCTCGCCCATACGAGCAAGCTATCAGGATCGGCGGAAGGTATGGCTAGAGGCCCGCAAACGCCCACGGCGAACGAACGGCGGAGCAGTGAATCTCAGCCGCCTCTAGCGCCGTCACGATGCGTTCTTTGATGCTCATTCCGCCGCCATCGGTTGAGTATAGCGAGCCTTCCGCCCATGGTCCGCCGCTGCCGATTGCCGCGTAAGATCCGCGCACCCGGTATGCTACGGGCCCCGAGGTGATGACGTAGATTTGACCGCCTATCCCGAGTATTGCCTCCGAGTCGTCGCCGTCCGATATGTCACGCCCTCGTCGAATGGCGGCCATTCTTAGGGCCTCGCACACGTCACCGCGAACCCACAAATCAACGTCTTTTCCCTTGGCCGGGAACTTAGTCAGAGCTACAAGCTCACCGAACAGAATTGAGCCGCAAAATCCAACGACGATCCCATCTCGTTCGAACACCTTAGGATCGGCAGAAAGGAAAACGTGATCTCCGGTCGAAAGAGCGGAATCTCCGCCCATGTAGACCTTTTTCCCGTCGGATATTGCGGCTATGACGGTCATTTGTCCACCTTACTAATGGATCCATTAGTAATGGACGCGAGGTGTTCCAAGACAAGCTCCGCATGCGCGAAAGCTCGCCAGGCCGCAAATACGGCTTCCGGGATGCCGGTCTTTGGGTCTACGGCGATCCCTAGTTTTGCGCCACAAGGCGAAACGGCCGTTTTCTCGTGCGCATCGACTAAGTGCCTGAGAATACAGTCAGTGTGATCCGAGGACTTCTCCCGCGCCCAGTGTAGCGGCTCGCCGGGGTTGTGCTTCTCGTTGCCGATGTAGCAAACCCTAGCGACGGCCGCCATTGTGCGAGGGAAATAGGACATGGGACCAGAGAATAGCGGGATTTTCTTCCGCTCTTCGGAGTCGGTGGGGAGGATTGTCATTCTTTCCCCAATTCTAGCAGCAAATCAGCCGCTGAGTGATAGATGCCGCGCCGAGTCCGTGAGAAGAAATCGACCTCTTTGATGCTTCCGCGCGACTTTTCCCAGCCTGGAACCGTCACAACCACATCGCAAGTCTTAGCCATGGTCATCGTGGCCTTGTACCAATATTCCGGCGACCCAGGACCGTCTTTGAAATTGCGCCCCAAAGAATGAGGGCAAATAACCGAGAAACGTTCAGATGAACCAATGATTTGGGCGGCAACCTTTTCGGCCGCGTCAATATTGGCGTCGATTTCCTCAGGAGTGTCGGCGGTAAAAGGTCCGGCGATGTAGACTAGGATCATGCCATTTTTCTCCTTAGTGCGTCCGCTAAATGCAACACTTCGTCCAGGCGCCGCGCTAACAAATCGCGTTCCGTGGTTACCTTGGCAACCTGTTCGGCTAGTGATTCGATGATGAGATAACGGCCGTAGTTCGCAAGAAACAGATACGCGCACGCCAACGAAAGCAGTGCGACGATAATCCACGCGATCATTGTGCCACCTCCACAGCCTTCGGCTTCCGCCCTCGTTTCTTTGGGGCCTTTAGTTTTGCCAACTCATCGCGGAACATGTCGCGCTCGATTCTGGCGTCAGCGAGCAGACCCTCTAATTCGCGGCGCTGGTCACCCAACACGCGCACCTCAGCCTCCGCCCACCCCATCTCATCAATCGTCTCGTTTGCCGCTATCCACAGATGGAAGAAAAAGACAGCGACAGAGCAGGCAACACCCAAGGCCAAATACCATCCGATCATTTTTCCTCCAGTTTATCGCCAGGCATGCAAGCGACCACGCAACCGTTAGCGTAGTGAATGCGAGTGTGTGACCATTCCGGCATGAGGCCAGGCTTTACCTCATGGATCGGTGTCCCGTACAGTGACGGGACTTCGTTACCTTCCTCGTTTTCCCACTGTTCTCTCCACCGGTCTCCGCAGTATGAGCAGTCTCGCTCCGACTCCACGCCGTCAAAATAAATTCCGACTCTCTCGGCCCGCCGGTTGGCGTCCCGGCGATCAATAGCCTCGATTACAACGTGGTGCGCAAGCTGATCGTTAACGTGGAACTCTCCGCCTGGGTTGTTTTGGCTGAAGTGGAAGAATTTCACTTGTCACCCCTTCCGCTAACCACATCAAAAACCAGCGCAAAAAGCATGAGCGCGCACGGCGCGCATGCCACCAACGTCGCCAAAACTGCAAAAACGTGCATTATTTCCCCTTTTCAATGCCTCGTAAGTGAGGCTTTTCGAACCTTACGCCTTTACGATTCGCCCGTCAACCACTGCCGCGCCGTCAATGATAGGAATCGCACTGCACCAGCCGATCCCGTTTTTGTCGTAATCCACCAGCCCGAAACCGTGTTGCGATTCCCGGCGCGCTATGGCCTGGTGCCGATAGTCAATCGAATCTAGGTCGCCGAGCCAACCCACGTTTAGACAGACCTTCATAGGCCCGTTTACGGTGCCTTGGTAGCTCACCCCGAGGCGATGGGTGTGCCCCATGACTAGGTTGTCACCGAAGTCCGTTAGCGACTGCCGAACGGCGTTCACCCCGCACCGCCCGACTTCATGGGTGTAGTAAATGTGACCGATCTTCATGGCCGTGCGATAAGGATACCATTCCCAACCGGGCCGCTGATGAATCTTGAACAGCCCCGCCAAATCAGGGACCACACCGTAAAGTTCGGGCGCCTTATCGGCGATGTAACGGTCAAAACGGAACTCGTGGTTACCTTCCGTGAACACCACTCGCTTGATTCCGAGCTTGGCTACCTGGTCTAGAGCCTTGTTAGTGGCGTCAATCTCAGACGAAAACGACACACGACGGGACGGGTGTTTGGAGTGAGTGGATATTGCGAAGAAGTCGGCGAAATCGCCAATAATGACCAGCGTGTCGGGCTTAGCGACTTTGCAAACCTGAAGAAAGCACGCCCATGCCTTTTTATCCACGAAAGGATGATGCGCATCGGGGCAGACGATGACCCGGTGATTTTTGACCCGCTCAGCCACCCAACACCGCCGCCCTGAGACGCGCCATCGGAAAGGCCGGGCCCGGGTCGATCTTGCGACCCTTCGGCGTAGCAACGTCGTAGTGTCCGACGATTTCGGTGATGCCGTAGCGCTCACAAACCGCCTTGGCCGCCGCGTCCGTCGCTAGATATTGAGCTTCCGGATAGGCCTCCCAAAGGTTCCCGCCGGGAGCCACAGCCTCCACAGCCTCGGTCCCTAGCGGCATCGGTCGCTTGTACCAGTCGCGCAAATGTCCGGCCCCGTCTCGGGATAACGGCCCCATATTAACCAGCTCGAAACCAACCGAAAAGCGGTTACAGCCCTCGACACTTTTCCAGGCCGAATTACCAGCGTGGGCCGCCGTCCTATCGAAAGGCACCGTCTGGGTAATCGAGCCGTCCCGATCAATGACTAGATGCGCCGACGCTCCCGCGCCTTTCATCGTGAAACCGGCAACCGTCCCGCGCGCGGTCATCGTCGCCGTATAGTGAATGACCAGCAACCTAGGCTGCATCATTCGCATGTTCGTTCCGGCGGCCACGTACGGCACGCCGATCAACTTATCGTCTAGATCTATTTCCACGAGTCTCCCTTTCGTAAAAATCGGCCGTCTGGATCGATTGGGCCCAATCTCTCCTGAGTCTCCCGCTTCGGACGGCCACAAAAGCGCGAGCCAGCGGCATTTCCTCCGACTGGGTAACCCTTCTATTTGCACATCGTGGAGAGGTGAGCGGGTTCGTAAAAAGAAAGGGCCGAACCCTTTCGAGTCCGACCCTACCCGGTTTACCCGGTCAATATGCCTAATTATTAGGCGATTGCGCGAGCCGCAAGGAACCAAAGGCCGTAGCCAACCTCACCAGAGGAGCGAACGCCGTAAAGGAACTCGTTCCGGTGGAAAACGCTGTCCGACGTGGGCGAGTCCATGTAGTCGAACTGTGGCGCGATTCGTTGCTGGAACACGAACGGCTTGACCGGCATGGAGGTATCGAGAAGGTACCAGGTGGTCGCCTGGTTCGAAAGCTCAGGGAGTTCAAGAACCGTAGCGAGACCCTGCTGGCTGTTCGTGGCGCCGCCGGAAAGGTTAGACACAGCAACGATATCGCGGGCCGCTTTTCCGAGCTGAGGAGGAACTGCCAAGAGGGTCGGGTTGACTCCGAGCGACTCACCGTCGACACCCTTATAGCTCATCATCGCCGCGCGAACGACATCGAAGTTGGCTGCCGTAAGGGCGGTAGTGGTGAAGTTATTCGACTGAGTTCCGGCCGGGTTCAGGGTGTGCGCCGTGTTGAAGAACGAGAGACCGTCGAACGTAGTGTTCGTTGTGCCGTTCTGAATCTTGTCCTTCAAGAGCTGGTCAGGCCATTTCGCGGCGACGTTTCCAAGCATCTGAAAGCGCGGGTTGTAGATACCTAGCGAATCCGTCTCGATGTGGGGACGGAAAACGCCGACGGTCTTTTCAAACTCGCGATTCGTAAGCGTGTAAACGCTGGAACTCATCGACTCAATCACGCGCGAACCGATCCATTCGCGCATTGGCTTAACCATATCCATCCAACCATAGGTTTCCACCATGTGGTTAGAGGGAACGAGCATTGCGAGCTTATTCCAGAAGGTAGGCGTCGCACTGAACCCGCTCTGGTAGAGCGAGGAGAACCCCGGGAGGAGGTTAGAGATTGCGGTAGGATTGACGATCATGGTGTTAGCTCCTAATTATATTTCGGCGTCAGGGTTAACAGCCACGTAAACGCCGTCCGCCTCAAGCCGGACAATGACGCCAACCTTGGATCGCGTGGTCGTGGTGATGGTGACGGTCTGGTCATCGGTGCCGTATGCAGCCGTTCCAACGTGCGCCGAAGTGATGTCGCCAGCATTCACGAACTTGAAAATGCCCGACTTAATCTTGACGCTGGCCGAGCTAGCGGGAGCGTACTCAAAACAGACACCGGCAGGCTGGAGCGTGGCAACGGTCGCCCACGGTTTGAGCTTGCCGTCCGAGGTATCGTAACCGACCAACGCGCCGACGTAGAAAACGCCAGCCGCAAGCGGTGCGCCCATTTCGCCGGAGAGGCGAGACCACGGGGACGCAATCTCATTCACTACCTTATTTGCTGCAAGTGCAGTCATTTGTTAGCCTTCCTTCCGAGCGGCATTCCGCTTCTCGATTTCGATTTTCTGTGCGAGGTAGTCAGCCTCGCTAACCCCCGCGAGCTTGGCCGCGTGCTTCTCATCGTCACTCAACACAGAATGAGATTCGCGAGGCTCTTCGATTCGCTCCGACTTGACCGGGAGCGCCTCACCAAAAGCAGTGAGCTGCTCAAGCGAGAGGGTCTCAGCGAACGCGCGCATCGTGGGGGCGAGCTTTCCGCAAGCAGATAGTTTCTCGATTTCCGCGTCACGCTTGGACTTGACGATGTCAGCCGTAAGGGTCGCCAATTGGACCTTGGCTTCCTTCAACTCGTCCTGGAGAGCAGTCAGCGCGATAAGGGCCGAACCCTCGTCGGATGCGCTCAGCATTTCGAACAATTTCATAGGATTTCCTTCGGGTTCAGCCTCGCTCAACATGAGCGGGGTTTGATTTTTGGTGGCCGGGAGATTCGTTAGCGCCACGTTAACAAGGCGACGAATTCGGCGTGTTTTGGCATCGAAAGCGATAGCCGGTGAATGAAAACGATACTCGCGGTCTTTGAGCGCTTGAGCCGTCTTAGGCGTCCATTGGATGTCAGAGGCAAGCAAGGCTCCTTCGGCCGACACCTTCGGAACGAACCAACCGAGGGCCTTTTTCGCCTCTGGGTTGTCCGATGTGAGCATCAGATGATGTGAGTCAAAGGGAAGACGGTCGGCGCCGTGCGAAGCAAACGCTAACATAACGTCACGAGCCGACTCCGCATCGAACACGAAATCGCCCTTGCTGGTCGCATTCGTTCCGGCCGCGAAAAGCTGAATTTCCGTCGGCGGCTCACCGTCGTCGGAGAGGGTGACTTCGAAGCCGTCAAGCTCCTCGGTCAGTAGCGCCTTAGGCCTAGCCATTAAAGCCCCAGCATTTCCTTAGCCCGCTCTTCGCCGACCATGGCCGCGATTGACTCAAATGTCAGATTTCGCACCGTCTGTACGACGTTTTCAGCAAGCTCCTCGACAGCTTCGACAAGCTCGAAACCTTCCTTGGTCACAGCCTCGACAAGCTCCTCGGCTTCTTTTCCAACCTTTTTTACGTCTTCGCTAATTTTAGCCATATCATCTCCTATCACTAACGGCTCTCGATTATGACCGCGCCTTTTTGCGACAGAATCGGCACTAGTTCGGCGATCCTTCGGTCTACTTGTTCACCCATGCGGATTTGCGCCTTAGTCCGCGGCGCTTGCGATTGTCGGAGCCAAATCAACACATCAATTTCAAGCCCGCGCCTAATTGCGCCGTCTACTCGCACACCTTCGGCGATGAAATCGCTCAGATTCTCCGCCAAAAACCGCACCTTGTCGGCCGAGCCTTCCCAGCCCAGTGCTAAATAATCGTCAGAATGTATTACCGTTCTGTTAGTCGTTAGGCTCGCTAGGGTCGTTTTGCCCGTCTTGGGGCCTCCCACTATCGCTATTCGCTTGTGGCTTCTTAGGGTCGCTAGAACCTGAGGGTGGAAGTGCGGTCGCATCGGTTTCCTCTTTCGGCGCTTCGCTAATGATAAGGCCCATTTCACCGGCCAGATCGACGATGTTGTCGATTTGGTAGCCCGCGAGAGTCCACGCGCTAACGGTTCCGGCGAGTTTCGACCACCCGTCAAACTTGGCCGTTTCGTCCGGCGGATTGACTTGGTACTGGGGGTAGGGGCAGATCGCCGGATCGCGGTCATATGCTAGGCCAACCCACGGTTTAACAATCTGCTCACGTAGCACCGTCGAAAGGCGCCGAGACCAATTGGCGGCAATGCCCTTGGAACCGTCAGAGCTATCCTGAGAGGCCGCTAGGCTTCCGACTGAGCCGGTAAGCTCAGAGCCAGCGTTAGATCCGGCAAAGAAGATTTGGATCTTCCGGTCACCGCGCTCCAGAAAGGCCTTGAACGCCTCGTAGGACTGATCTTTGGCCTCTAGAATGTCAGCCGTATAAGCCGCGCCCTCTTGGTTTAGATGCGTTGGGAGGGCTAGCGTGGTATCGGAGCCGAGCTTTTCGAGATCGGCAATGAACTGGGCCTGACTCTCGGTATCGAGATCGAACGCGGGGACGCCTGCCAGGATAATCGGAAGGCCATGGCGCTCCAAATATCGCAAATTGTCGCGAATTGTTTGGCGCTTACCGTAGAAAAGCTCACCTAGCGCACATAGCGCCGACGACTGCCAAGAGTGACGGTCACCCCAAAGTACCCACTTGCCATCGCCGGGAGTAGCTTCTTTGGTTCCGTCCTTTGCTTCATAAATGTAGCGCTCCTCGCTGTCTCGATACTCAAGGTAGCGAGGATGGAGGCATCGGAAAGTCGGTTTCCAGCCAGCGCGAGCCGTGGACCAATCGAGCGTCCCGACGGCTTGCCCTAACCCAAGACGCCAAGCGATGAAAGCTATTAGCTCGTCTTCAGGAACGACGGCGTTCCACTCTTTAGCGAGTATTTCAGCGAGCTTTTGAGACTTTTTGAGCGGTTTCCCGTCCGGCCCAGTCTCTGGAACCATGGCGAAATTCGCGCCGACGATAGCATCAATCGCGCCGTTTAGAGCGGACGCATAGGCGTCATCGCTCATCATCGTTTCACAAATGAGAGCCCCTGCCGCAAATCGACCGTCCCGCGCTTGCCTTTGAGCGCTCCTAATCGTGGAGATGCTAGTAGGGATGGAAATCCCCGGTGACCATTGCGTGACGCGATTTCGCAAGTCTCTAGCTAGCACGAGTTGACCTTAGCCCTTTCAGCCGAGTATATGCCCCGGCAGCTTCCCCGTATTCGGTGGCGTGTAGCGCAAGCATGAGCGCCCAAGCCGTATCAGCGTGGCCTTTTGAGGTGCGCGGCGCATCGAATCGGACATTTCCGGCGCTGGTTACTAGCCGCTTGATAGAAGCGAGATCGTCATGTAGCTGAGAGCCCGGAGACGGCTTCGGCAAAGCAAGTTTTCCCGATGAGAGCGCTTGGTAAAGGCGCGTCGCCAATTCCTCCTTTACCTGGTTGGTGAACCAAATGGCCTCTAGGGCAGGGAACTTTCGCTGAGCCGCTTGGACCGGAAATGTACCCATGCCAGTGGCATCGATAGCGACCCGGGCGCATTTGTGCACGTTGTAGGCCTGGTCAATTAGGTTAGCGATTAGTATGTCATCGGTCCTACCGTGGACCTCGATATGCTTAACTCCGTAACCGTCGCGAGTGCCTTGGATGATGCTTAGGACCGTCTTGTCTCGACTCTCGCCGATGTCGATGCCGCCGAAGGTTCGCGATTGTGAGCCATTTGGTATGATACCCGTGGAGGCCCTCATAATCATATCATGAGGGAGATACTGGAGGTCGCCGTCAATAAATGAGCACTCGAAGAGCTGGGCGAAAACGCGCGGATCGTTCCGCGCCATCTCCCAAGCCTTGGCCATGTCAATGTCCATTCCGTCGCGAATCGCGTCATGGATAGTCGTCTTGTACAGCTTCCACCCAGCCGGACTTGACGGCTCCTCCTTTGCAAGTTCCGTGCAAAGCTGATGAAAGAGATCGCCGACGCCGTTAGGGGTAGAGAGGATGCGGCACTTGTAGCCGTGTGTAGTAGCGGCTAGAGCGGCGTCCCACACCTCATCCGGACGGTCGTGGTAGGCAAACTCGTCCAGGACAACGTTACCGCTAAAGCCTCGCCCAGCGGCCTTAGAAGTGGTCGCCCTTATCTCAGCCCCCGAAGCCATCTTAAAGCTGAGTTGGTTAGGCGGGCTGACTATCTTAGCCCATTCGCTACCCATCTCATGGAGAGCAATAGCGTGCTTCCTGGCGACCTGTAGGAGGTCAATCGCCTCAGGCTCGGCACGCGACACCAGGACCGTGCTCTCGCCGAAGAAGGCACCGTTAAGCGTCGCGAAACCGCCGAACGAGAACGATCCTCCGATCTGGCGACATTTGACCAGGGCGCCAAGCAAGCGCGGATCTGTGACCCATTCCCGCTGAAACGGATAAAACTGAGAAAGCCAGCATTTGAGAGCTAATCCCTCGTTTGCTGGCAAAATCTCAATCAATCCCCTCACTTTCGCGAGGTTATCACCGATTATGATACGTTATGGGGCCGATTCAATCAAACCTGGACCCACAGTCCATCGGAATCTCGGTCTTATGAAACCGATCCACCGAATGATGATCGAACCGCGAACGCTCAACCCGAACACCCAAACGGAACCTAGCACGTTTAGCGGCCCCCAAAAAGTGAAGCGTAGCATTATTGGCTCCGCCCACCGTGTAGGTCAACAAATCGTCAATCTCGCAAGGGAGAGCTAGGCCCTCGCATAGAGCGACCGTCGTCGGCCATCGCTCGATTGCGTCGATGTGGTTCACTTGGCCCCCGCTGCAATACGGTCTAGTGCCGCCACAATGTCCCGAAATTCCGCCTCATCATCGGCGGACCAATGTTCGGCTACCTTGCGAGCGCGGAGGACTTCTAGTGCCAGGAGGGTGATTTGTAGTTCGTTCATTTTTGGTTCCCCTTTCATGTTTGAGCTGGCCCCCGAAGGGGCCCGTAGGCCTCAGCTGAACTGGGCCGAGTAGTTGGTGATGATTTCCTCCCAGACCTTGCGACTCTTGAGCGTCTTAGCGGTGCGCACGATTTCGTTCATCTCTACCAGCGCCGGGAGCGCCTTGCTGTAGTCCTCGCGGGAGAGAGCAGAAGAGACCGTGTTCGAGAGGGTTTCGAGAGCGTTGGTTTTCGTTGCCTTGTTCATGAGAGTTATTGTACTCACCAAAAAGACGGATGCAAACAAATCGACAGGAAAAGATTCGTGCCAAGTTGCCTTAGTCAAATCTCGATTCGCTAACGCATCCTAGTTTCCGTACCCGCGACTATCACCAATCCTGGGTTATTGTTGCCACGGAAACGGGTCTAGGGCGCTCCGCTTGGGACCTCACCCGGCTACGCCTCGCGCAAAACAGAGCCAGTTTCTAGATCAACAAACCATGGTTTTCCGTCGCTACAATCAACGGCGACCCTAGCCAACCTAAGCACCGTCAAAGCCTCATCAATTGCTGCCAGTTGACCTAAGCGCTTAGCCTTTAGCAAGATTCGTGCGCGCTCATCTTCACTTGGATTCGACATCTTCGCCCTTTGCAAGTTTCGGTCCAACTAGCCCAAAATTCCGCATCATGATCTCCTTCGCCCTCTGCGGAGTCATTGGCATGGATTTTGATTCGTCGTCTAGGTTAGCGACTATCGCCTCAAGTCGCTCCGGGGAATCTAACCCGAGGAGACGGGCACGGCGCCCCTCAATCGCCACGATCTGACTTATCGCCGCCACCCTAACTCTAGGGTCCTCACCATCGTCCGCGGCCAGCTTAAGTGCCGTCTGTAGTGCCCTTTCGAGCCTCGCAACGCTAATGCCCCTCTCTGTCACTAGGGCGCGATGCTTACCGGGCAAGGCAAACGAATCCTCGCACCAAGCGTAAACCCGTTCAGGTGTGACGCATAGCTCCCTAGCGATCTCCGTGTACCCCTTGCCCTGAAGGCGCATCTCCCTGGCTTGCTCTCTAGGAGCATCATCGGGGAGCACTATCGAGGTAGTCACAACCCGCACCGTTCATGGGCCACATTCTTCGACCCAAACTTCCACAGCACCATTTGGCCAAGCTCTAAGGGCTGTCCACAGGTTGAGCAATTGCGCTCGCCGTGTTTCTTTATGTGATGCTCCATAAGCTCGAAAGCCCGTAGGCCGCTCTTGGCCTTTTCGCCGTTATTAGGTGGCTTTTCCTTTGGTCGGCACTTCTCGTGCCAGATGCGCTCACCGTGAGGGATCTTCCAGGATACTCGGTCAAAAAGCTCCGTGTATTTCTGGCACCCCTCGCAACGCCGTTCGCCGAATCGTTTGATGTGCCGTAGGTCTAGCACGGCTGTTTTCCACGTCCCGTGCTTCTCGACCTTTTCGGCCTCGCGGAAAAACCCGGGTTCGGGTAGCTCTGCGGGAATCGGTCCGATTGTCGCCGTCAAATCATGAATCAGTTCAGCCCAAACATCGGCTTGGAGCTTCTTTCTTAGAGCTGGCTCAGCGGTTGGATCGTTATCAAAAAGTTCCGCATCCTTAGCTATGGCCGCTCGGATCTCCCTCCCGATAACCATGGCCGACCTATCGGCCAAATTCTCAAGAGCATCTTTGAGGCCCCCCACTGTCTTTTTCTCAGCCTCAGATCGCCGTCGTTTCGCGAACGACCTAGCAGTAATCAAGGCTCTTAACCCCTCATTTTTAGCGGGTTTCTTCATTTAATGACCCTCCCTTTTTTATTTTACCCCTTTTCCTCATTTTCCAGCCTTTTTTGGCTGTAATAATTACTGACCGGAACAGGGACCCCTGAAAGAGGAACAGTATGTGCCGTAACCCCCGTAAAGGGGGTGTGAAACGGATACATGGGCGCAGACCGGCGAAGCGGTCAATGCCTATCCTCTATTTACCATGGCAAAAAGCCCTTGTAAATACCCCAATGCACTTAATCGTGCATTTGCGCTTACGCTTGCCTGTACCAGGCCGCACGCACATATCCTGGGGCGCTACGCTTTATCAGGGTTCCACTCTGTATCAGTCACTCAAAAACCCACCTTTCATTACATCATCACACAAAACCAGACATAAACCCCAAACTAAATTAACGCACCCACGAAAAAGATATTGACGTGTGCACGATAGATGTGGTGTATTCACCTCACTGGCCGCGACGGACGCGGCCGGGAAAGGAAACAACGAATGACCCACCCACCCGACCACATCAAACAGATGACCGGCGCCCCTTACAGGCCGTTGGCGCTTGGGGCTATTGAAGCGGCCTACCGTGCCAACGTTCCCGGCGTTTACGGCGCCTATGCGGTCTACAGCAAAGGCAGTTACCCAGAGCTTCACAATCCCGACGCCGTTTTCGTGACACTACTAGACGCCATTCGCTACGCGCGCAGCCTGGGATGGGGTGACTTCGGGTGCATTTGCAACCATCCCGAATGGGACGACTGCGGAGTCCACGGCCTCTCACGTCGAGAAATCGAAATCGTCGAGCGTTTTGTCCAAACGAAGAAAAGAGGAGAGAAATGACACTTTCACGTCGAGATGAGTTTGCGGCGCGGGCGTTTTCTGTGCTGGTTGCGCGCATTGACAGTAGCGTCAGCGGTTCGGATATTGCCGAAGCCTCTAGGGCGCTCGCCGACGCTCTAATCGCCGAACTCGACCGCACGGCACCGAACGCCTGGCTCGTTCCTAACGACGCCCGCCTATTCGCCCACCGCATCCTCAAACTCTGCGACGAAATCGAGGCCGGTAAGTGAAAGAAAGAGACAACACCATGACGCCTATGAGGCGCGAGAGGAAGTGAAAACGTGGGACATAAAGTGACAGCAAAAAAGGTCGGGAGACCACCTAACACCGAACCAATGGCGCGAATCGCCATCCGGTGCACCGAAGAGCAAAAGAAACGATGGATAGAAGCGGCGGGTGGCCCGGGCTGTCTATCAGCGGCTATCAGAGACTACTTAGAAAGGGTGAGCAAATGATTACATTTTCTGAATTCGACCAGAATGGCGAAGAGGTTCCGTTGCGTTGTGTTTGCGGAATCGCCGTTCCCCCATCGGGTTACGGGATGCCACGACTAAACGGAACGGTGATTGAGTGCTCGGCGACAACCCCGGAAGGTCGCGCGGAGTGTCCGGAGTGTCCGCCTTATTGGGTTGATTCAATCAAGTGCGAATGTGGGAGGATTGTATGATCATCGAAATCGACGTAAAAGAGTCCGACGTTACGTTTGACGTCAACGGTGAGAAGTTTGGTCCTGTCACGGTAACCGGGACTTTCACGCTAAACACGTCAAGCAAACCTCTCGGCGAGAACGAGCTAGAGCGGTTGGATGGGACGCGGGAGATGGCTCACGTTGTATATGCGCCCGGCGGAATTCCGTGCGTTTGCGACAATTACCCATGGCATCCGACCACAAACCTTGAGCGTGGTTTCGTTCTCGGAAGCTCCGACCGAGCCAAACGCATCTTCTCCCGTCTCTACAAATTCCGCGATGACGAAGGAGTTGACGTGACAACCGGAAAGCTCCGGACGATGGCGATCAATGAAGCGAGGCATCCGGAGACGGGGGAGATTGTGAGGTTGACTCACTGGGTGGAGAACGGTGGGACCTGCCGTCGGTTTGGTAACCTGCAAAGCAAATGGAGTGTCGCAGAGCATCACCGCGATGGTCTAGCTCCGATACATTACCGCTGTATCGCCTACCGAGACCACGTTCTAGCGCTCGAAAAGCAGCTTGCGGAGTTGAAGTGATCGTCGACAAGCTAGAGGCGGAGCATGGGCAGTGCGGGCTATCCGTCTGCTCTGATTCGCCTGAGTTGAGGTACGGACTGAACGGGAACGAGTGCGATCTTGATTGGGAGATTTGGAGAGATGGGTGCTTACTGGTGAGCGGAGGCACACGATGGGACGGCTGCTCAAACTGGCACACAAATGAGTGTGTTCACTTCTGCTTTGCCTTGGAGGCCAAACTTTTCGGGGCGATCCTTGGGAAGGTTTACGAGCTAGCAGAAAGACTTCTTCCGGATTGGTGCGGTTAATGACCAAATCCCTCCCCCTTTTCGGTGTCTCCACGTTAGACCGCACGGTTCCCCTCATGACCCGCGGCGACTGCATCGACGGTCGCGAGGATAGAATGGCTGGCCGTGCGTTATGTGAGCGGGTACTCTGCCGTTATCACATCATCGGCGGGATCGCCAAGTGGTCCCGCGACCATGAAGGGGACGCCGTAGAGTCAATGAGAGCATGGTTAGAGGGGGAGTTTTTTGGTCATTGTGCGCTAGATATCGCTGATGACACAGCGGACGCTATCGAAGGGGTCCCCGGCAAGTCACAAGCGACAGATGCTCAGATCGCCAAAATGATGTCAGTAGACGTCCGAACGCTCACGAAACGATGCGCGGAAGCGATGTACGAATTCCGCCAAACAATGCCAGCGAACTGGCTGAGGGAGCGCCGACAGCTTCTAGACGTGACGCGAGATGAATTTGAGCGCGGTCTAGTTGATGGGGAGAAAAAGCGAGCGAAAGCGGGAAAACCTGGTGGGCTAGAATTATTGTGGGGAGAGCTTGGAAAAACTGTTGACGAGCTGAAGGAATGAGACTCTAATCGGGACCAACGAAAGGGACGAAGAATGAAAAACGAAGTATCAATTGAGTTTTTGGCTGAGATGTGGCGCGAACAGAAGCGCGCGGAGCTGGGGGCACAGACTCGGCGCCGTGAGATTGAGGATGAGATCGCGCGCCGCGCTGGGAAAGCGGTAGACTATCAGGGGCGCGAAAAGGTTGAGGGTCTAGAAATATCATGGTCGCTCACCGAATCTCTAGATCGCGACGCGTTACTCGCGACGGGACTCGACCACGAAACGCTTTCGACTTTCGTGCGGTGGAGGCCCGAACTAAACAAGGCCGCGTATAAGACGGCGCCGGAGGGTGTCCGGATCAAGATCGAGGGCGCAATAACCAGGAAGCCCGGGCGTCCGAGCTTCTCGGAAATCAAAAAAGGGGATAAGTGATGGAAATATCATTGAAAAGCACGCGCGAGCTAGGGCGCTTGAACGGCGTCAAGATGCTCGTTTATGGGCAAGCTGGAGCAGGGAAGACAACACTAATCAGCACGCTACCGAATCCGGTAATCCTAAGCGCTGAAAGCGGCCTCTTGTCGCTTTCGGAGTTTGACCTACCGGTTATCGAGATCACCGATGCTGCAACGCTACGCGACGCTCGGCGCTGGCTGGTAGAGTCGGAGGAGGCGAGTCAGTTTGAAAGCGTGGCGCTGGACTCGATTAGTGAGATCGCGGAGACAGTGTTAGCAGCGGCGAAAGCGACCGCAAAGGACCCTCGCCGGGCTTACGGGCAACTTTCGGACGACATGCAAGAAATCGTTCGCGGGTTCCGCGACATCCCAGGAAAGCACGTTTATTTCTCAGCGAAAGCGGAGAAGGTGACGGACGAAAATGGGCGGATCTTGTGGTCGCCGTCGGCGCCCGGCAAGTCCGCAGGACAATCGCTCCCGTACTTTTTTGATGAGGTGTTGGCCTTGCGAGTCGAAAAGGGAGCGGACGGGGAGTTGGTTCGCGGGCTACTTACGACTACCGACGCGCAATGGATCGCGAAGGACCGAAGCGGCAAACTGGAAACATGGGAAGCGCCGGACCTCGGCGCCATCATCAACAAAATCACAGGACAAGGGTAAACGTATGAGCTTTTTTGACACTGAATTTGATGCAAACACTGTTGAGATCAAGGATCGAAACTACCAGCCGATCCCGGCCGGGTGGTACGAATGCGCGATCCATAGCGCCGAAGCAAAGGGCACGAAGAACAACGGCGAGATGCTTAGCGTGCGCTTCGATGTTGTCGGACCTACCCATCAGGGCGCGGTCGTGTTCGGAAACATCACACTTCGGAGCGAGAACTCCGAAGCGGTTCGCATCGGCCTGGAACAGCTGGCTAAGATCGCGCTCGCCGTAGGTGAAACGCGAATCCGAAGCCCAGAACAACTCGCCGGAAAGAAATTGAAGGTTAAATTCGGGATCAAGCCCGGAAACGAGCAATACCCGGACCCTTCAAACAAGGTGGTCGATTTCGCGAAGAGTGAAAGCGGAATCCCGTCAACCATCCCGCGAACGGCGCCAGTACGGGCTAAGCCCGCCGCAAATGGCCCGCCCGCTTGGGCAGCGAGGGGGAAGTGAGTTAGCCTGGCGCTGGACTTGTCCGACTCGCCGGATCTGAATTGGACACGCGCGGCCCCGGCGATACGGGGCAATTTTGGGGCGTTGGCGCAGTGGTAGCGAGCTGCCTTTTAGGCGTAGGTCCCAGGTTCGATTCCTGGACGCCCCACCAACTCAAAAAAAGGAGAACTCAAATGATCGACATCGAAAAAGAGCGGGAGTGGTTGGCAAAACCTGGATACACCCAAGCGACACAAAAAGCGCATCTCTACCTCGACGAACTCGCGGGGACGCGGGACGAATTGCAAAAAGAGCGCGCCCTTTACGACGCCACGACGGCACAAGCCAACAAGCTGCGGACCGAGCTTAGGCAACTCCGCGCCCAGCTCGCCAACCAGCGCGCGCGGGATATTCGGATGCTAGCTGTTGAGGCGTACGGGATTGGCTCGACGTTGTCTGAGCGTGATGTGGAACGTGTCGCGGAAGCCTACGACCGCCTAGCAGCAATCCCCGTGCCGCCGCCCGCTGTCACATCTTGCGCTGAGAAAGAACCGGCACCACTTCTCTCCGACCCGTGTCCGCACCCGTATCGGAAAGGGGAGCACGAGGAGTACTTCATCGACGGTCGAGTCATCTGCAAAGCGTGCGGCGCACAGGAGCGAGCGCTTGTGGGATTTTCCGGTAAAGTCCCGCCGCCGAGTGAGGTGGAACGTGGCTAAACGCGGGCTTGCGGCAGAAGATTGGAACGCTGTCTATCCGGTCGGAACGAAAGTTCGGTACTGGCCGATATTGCCGCCGATACCAAGCGTGCCTCCGCTGGATACAGTGACACGCTCTGAGGCCTGGATGCTTGGGCACGGTGCCGCGGTCGTTTCTATCGTCGGAAAAACCGGTGGGGTTTTGCTGTCGCACCTTGAGATTTTGCCGAGTGAGAAAGCGGGGGAGTCGTGAAAAAACCAACGAAGAAAGAGCTGCGGGAGATTAGTGACCATCACTTGCTCACCAACTACAACATCGCATCGGATAGGGCCGAGCGCGCCATTAGAGCGAACGACATTTTACCAGGATACTCTGTCCAGGTGCTCAAAATCCAGGAGCAGGCATTAAGCGCAGTCGACGCCTATCGTGAAGAAATCCTCCGCCGAATGGGAGGCGTGAAGTGAGTCTCTCAAAAGACGAGCTAGCTAGCGTTGAACTCGCGGAATACTTCCGTCTTCTAGAGTCCGAAGAGGAAAAGAATACTTACATGCGATTCGGTGAGTTCAAGTCGAAGCGAAAACTCAGCAACGGATACACTGTGCAGGTGACAATCAGGGAGCTGAGAAAAGGGAGGGTCCGATGAAATCCCTAGGCGAGAGGCTGTTGGAGCTGAGGGAGAGGTATGTGGTGGCGACCGGATTGATGATTTCAAGTCTTGGGCTGAAACCTGACGAGAGCGAGGCAATCTATCACCTGACCGAATGGCCATCTGGACTCAATTCAGTAATGGTTCGTACCGTCGCAATCGAGCGCGCCGCCGTGCGTGAGCTGAGGAAAGAGGGGACGCTGTGAAGGAGTTTAATGGGTACGACTTCGAGGAGCTTG